ACCCCTTAAACCTTTTGGCAATCTCGCCCTTCTGGTCTGTGTCCTGTTACCTTCAGGTTGAGGGACCTGGAATGGCCCGATCTGGTCACTTTCATCGACATAAACCGATACCTGCATTTCCCCACCTGAATAGTTGAGGAATATTTCGGGGTCTGTTTTTATCCTGTCAGTACCGTAATTCGAGTCTCCCGTGAGGATTGAAGCATTGATTGGCGCTCCGCTGTCACTATCGCCGGTAAGGGTGTATATCCCCGCCGGACCTATTGCCAGATACCCATTATTAAATGGACATGCTGAATTGAAATTGTAATTTTCATAGAAACTTGGCAACTTGTTCATAAGGTTCAACACCAATACGGTGGATGCCTCATTTTGCGGCAAGGCCATCAAGATTTGGACCTTACGCGGGTTTGTCCCTGTCTTCAAAGCCAGTTCAGGAACCCCGGCCAACACCATCGAAAAAGAACGGGCGTTTGTTCCTGTCTTAATCAGGAACCCCCCATTCAGCTTCATGCTGAATTTACGGGGGTTTGTCCCTGTCTTAAAAGTAAAACCGATGCCGGGATACAATTGAGCGGAAAAACCTCTTGCATTCGTCCCGGTTTTAATCTTAATCAGAGTGCCAACTTTTAAATTAGCAGAAAAACCACGCGGGTTTGTTCCCGTTTCAAGAATCGTAGAGGGTATGATTGCCGAGAATCCGCGTGGGTTTGTGCCTGTAAGTATGTTCATAACTTGTCTTAATTATAAACGTAAAGTTGCTCAATATTTGCGCTGAGTGGAGACCCCTGAGTGGTATTCAAGAGCAAAGTGATTATATCCGTCCCTGAAGTCCCGGCAGTCAAAAGTATCCGGCGATAAGTGCTGTTCGCGCCCCAGTTGTCGGCGGAATCCAGTCTTAACACTCCATAACCTATCGTCCCGGTTGCTATGGCCGAAGTAGTTGACCACGTTCCCGTCCCGTTGATTAACGCGCCTACCCCGGCACTCACAACCGGGAAAGCCCATGTCAAGGCGTTGACCGCCGCCACACCTGCCGTCGAAGGGCTTCCGGCGCTTGCAACGGTCGCAGTCAAAGTCGTAGCGGTAGCCGCGCAGATTACGGAGTTCAGAGAAGTCCCTGACCCATGAGGCGCATAAAGGTAGATGATCGCGCCAGATGGAACCGCTGTTATACCGAGAGTATTTTGAGCGGCGTTTATCGCGGCGGCGACAAGGGCGGCAGTATTGGTAAAACTCGTTGCGTAATTGACCGCCGAGGGAAGAATAGGAATATTCCCCAAAGTGATCGTATTTACCGAGCCACTTGTCGTCCCTGAAAGGGTAATCGACCATTGTGCTTGAGTCTCAAAGGTCATCGCCCCGCCATTGTTGGTGAGGGTCGCCAGCAAAGTTCCGGTTTGCGCCAAGTTCGCCGTTGCCGGGATAGTCCCTGACCATAAATCCAAAACACCCCCTTGGAGATTCTGATAGTACGAGGTCAATCCGCTTATCGCTTGTGAAAATCCGTCACTCTGTTGCATGGCTGTCTCCTTTTAAACCCAGGCTATGTATTGATTTATGTTACCGTTAACCCCTGCATCTTTTTTTATGAGCGCCGAACCGTACTTCCCATTGCTGAAAAGTAACGTTCTTATTGTGACATTCGTAATCTGTCCGCCATCGGAACAAAGGCATACGCCGTCAGTCGCCACAAACGCTCCCCACTTCCCGCCGGTCTTGATTAATGAACCATCGAATACTCTATCTGTACCGGCAACGGCGGGCATATCATAAGCAACACCGGGGATACTCATTTGACGCGGTTCTCTCCCGGCCAGCCAGTAAATCTTGTCGGCACCAACATATATCCCGTTGTCAAGGGGGAGAATCATGTCAATAGGCGCTTTGAATACGAAGGGTTTTTCTCTGGTATCCCGTTGTTCGATATTGTCAGGGTCGGAATAGAAAAGCATCGGCCCGATTGCGTACCAAAGCCGCCGCTGATAGTGCCTTACTATGGTTGCCGGTTTAATCGGCCCCTTGTTCAATGCAGTCGGCGTGGTAAATTGCATTATCGCCGGGCCTTGCGCCATGAAAAGGTCAACGCCATTCGAGCATACCGTCAAATAATTGACTTTGGTGTAAGACATCTTGTTGACTGAATTTTGCAAATAATAAAGCGGAGTTATGGAATAATCCGGGTTGATGATATTGAAAGTGCCGTCAACATAATAACCGCTTCCGGACGGGTCGAGACTATGAGCCGTGGTAGTCGCATGTTGCAGCGTCACCCCCTGCCGGAGAATCGCCGCCATAGTGTCGTCAATATCGGCATTGATGATGGAAGCACATTCGGCAGTCATGGATTTGGAAGAAACAGTCGGCCCTTTCAGGCGTTTTGCGTCTTCAAAATTGTTCATCCCGGCGAAACCGGTTATTTCGAGTTGAACATCCATTACCTGAACGCCAATCTTGATTTTACCCCACGGTTGACCTGCATTCGATGCGTCAAATCCTCTTTTGCACTTTCAATCTTCGCCTCAAATTTCTTTTCATTAGCCGCAGCCAGGTCAAGGCGTTTTGTCTCCCCGTCATCTTTCATGTACGCTTCCGCCAAGATGCCAGGAATCAGATTTTCGTGATACTCTTCCCTGAAAGTGAGCGCCACGTTATCGTCCGGCACATATTCACTGCCGACTTTAACCATATCAAACCGTTGCAACATAAACCGCCTTACCGTCAACGATATAGTGGGCGTCAACAGTAATGCCGGAGTGGTATCGGTCAATTCTGGCGTCGGCCATACGGTTAAACTGTCGCTATTCATGTCGGTTATGATAACACGCGGATCTCCGGCCTGGATGCTTCGCCAAAGCCTGTATCTCTGGTCCATTTCACCAACAGTCATTACCGCCATAGGCTTAACCAAAGTTACTTGGTTAACTGGATCGGTTATCACCGTGATCTGAGCGGCATCAATTTCGATGATCTTTGGAGACATCGGATAGACTGATTTACCGGCGCTGAGAGAAACACTACATAGAGGCAGACCAGCAAGGTCAACTAGAGTGTTGGAATCAATTATCAATTTACGAACGCCGAGAAAGAATTTATCAAGCGCGACATTACCGTAGTCAACAAGCAACTCGTAATCACTCCAATATTGAGTATGTCTTGACCCCACTTCATCAAAAAGCCTTTTCCTGACTCTATGTAGCAGTTCCGAAGGCTTCATTAATCCTCCAATTCAGGCTCGTCGGCGGGAGTATCCCCGTTGAGTTCGGCAACGCGGGCCATAGCAGCCTCTTTACCTTCGATATGCTCAATGATTTCGTCAACAGGCTCGGAACCCTCTACCCCTGCTTCAGCCGGGATCGTTTTGATAATATCGAACTTCCCGAACCCGGTATGTTTTGCCCACACAAGTTTATTCTCCGCAGGCGGCGCAGGCTTTTTCCCTGGCTGATCGGGGAATACTTCCCTGAAATTTGGGTCTTTCGCCAGTTCGGAAGTCCACATCCAAATACGGGTGTCTTCCGGCCCACCATCCTTGACCACTCTTTGCAGATAACGATATTTTGCCATTATTCCATTCCTCCTTACATACTGAAATAGCAGACTACCAAGACCTGAGCAGCAGACCCCGGAGTGCCTGAAAGGGTGCAACTTATTGTCCAGGGATATTCACCGAGAGGGACAGAACCGAGTTCCGCCGCAGTGAGGGCATCCCCTATCGAAGTTGTCGCGTTATTCGCGCAAGCGGCAGAAGTGAAGGGCGTAAGCCCATTCGGGACATCATTGATTTTGATAATCGCCGTCGGAGCATTTGTGAAGTTCGGTGTTTTTACGGCAATCAATTTCACCCACCCGTTGTTTGCCGATGGTACGGAAACCGTGAGGGTCGAACCCGATTCAGTACCGGCATAGGTGAATATATATGGCTCTCCTACCATTTTGTAACGCATGATGTAACCTCCTTATCTTGCTTGGCTGTTCAAGTCAAGGCCGGAATAAACAGTTCCGGCCTATCCTTCAAAAGTCAAACTTAGGTAGTGGTGTGAATCTGGTAGGTGACGTAAGCTACCGCCGTACCTGCCGCAGTACCTGGTTGTGTGAAAGCCGTTGAAGCTACGTTGATGTTGAGGGCTGTCGCTGTCAACGCCGAAATGTCAATGGCCGCCACTGCCAAAGGTACGAACTGGATGACGGCGCTTGACCCCTTGCCGAAACTGTTGGCCGCAGAAATAAGCCCGGTAATTGCGGTCGTTCCCAAAGCGATAGTCACGTTGCCGCCGCCGGTATAAGCCGCTGTCCCGAAGGTATAGGCGATTGTGCAGCTTAAAAGTTGGAGGTAACTACCACTTGCCGGAGCAGCCACAAGTTGTTTCATGGTTGTGCCGGAGACAATATCGGTTGCCGAGATGGTAATTTTGTCAGTCTGGATTACGTTGGTGTCAATTTTCCCACTCGTTACGGCATTCGCCTGAAGCATGGCAGTGGTAATGCTGTTACCGGCGACCGTCCCTACAAGCGTGAAGGTGCAGCTTGAAGTGGACCCGGTATTGTAATACCATGCCCCATTGGATTGCCTGACATAGATGCACCCCATTTGATAATAGGATTTCCCAGAAGGAGGCGCACCTGACCCAGTGCATAATGTAACGTACATATTTATATCTTTTTCCCAGACGGTCACACCGTCGGCGTTCAGAGTCCCTTCAACAATCAACTCTGTGAAATTCCCAGTATTTCTCATAATACTCTCCTTGTCTATGCCGTATTTTCCCGGCCATTAGCCGCAGGGAATATTACGGCTGGTTGAGATCGATGCCATAAGCCTGGATGCTCATTATCGGGCCGACGGTCATAACACTGATCGTTTGGAGCAACACATCGATGGTCCCAGTCGAGGCGAAAAGATACCCGCCAGCAGCCGGATAGGTATTGCCAAAGGCGACAGGAAGGGGCCAGCGGCGGTGCCGTCGAAGTTGGTCACAAAACCGTTGGTAGTCCCGCCAGTAATACCGATGCAAAGGGTGCAGGTTGTTGCGGTGCCTCTGGTAAGCATTTGGACTACCACGCCTAGAACGAGCCAACCAGCAAGGCAGGGTACGGCCTGGACAATATCGTTGGTGATGCCGGTTTTCGGTACGGAAACGGTATTCGGCTCGGTCACGAAGACCTTACCCATGCCACGATAAGGAGTTGCGGCAGTACCGACAACGGCAGTTGTGGTAACACCCATAAGGGTGTTGAGCGGGAAGAGATAAATCCTCTTCAGAAATTCTTTTATGTTCTTCATGTTATTGCCTCCATTCGTTTTTCGTTTCTATTACCGATTCTGGTAGCAGTACAGGACGCCGAGAGCATCGGGGTAGGTCACATCCCAGTCGAAGATGTTCTCGCCGCAAAGACCGGCGCCGTTGACTTCCTGAAGTTCAGGGAAGTATTTCACATTGGCGAGTTGCTGCACGAAACTGATCGCCGAAATGTGGCCGAAGATAACCGGATATGCGGTCTTGCCGGAACCATCGGCAATCGGGGTATAAAGGTTCGTGGAATACAACTTGAACTTGGCGCATGTGCCGATTCTGCCACCGGCCCAGGTCGAGGTCATCCCGGTCATCGACTCGTCTTTGTAATCCGACATATCTAGGACGTTTTCGTACCAGGTCGGAATAATCATCCACCGATCATCAGTCGGCCAGCTTTGCTCGTCGCCTACGGACTGGCAATCACGGATTGCATCGACGGCGTTGACCTTATTGATACCGCGAGGAGTACCGCTGACGCCCATGTTGTAGCCAGGGCCAGCGACAGTTGCGGTCGAACCGGACTTCTTGCCAGCAGCCGTTCCGGTATTGGAAGAAGAGGCATAGGCATAGTTGGTGGAGAGGAAAAGGGTGTCAACATAAATCGCATTCTGCTGACGGGCATCCTTGGAGAGAGTACCGAGGAAGTCCTTATCCCACATTTGCGCTTTGTCCGCATCGAGAATCAGGCAGTCGAAGACGGTCCCACGGTTGACGGTCATGATTACCGGCGAACTGGTAAGTTCCTGCCACTGGCGTTTCTGGCCCCTGACAAGAGGATAAATCTTGACGGTCGGGATGGTGTTGATGGTAACTTGGTTGCCGAGACCTTTCAACTCGCCGGTATATTTGGTGTTCATACAAAGCAGTAATATGATTAATAATCTCATACACTTTGTCCGACTATCGCTTGGTCAAATATGTCCATCAGATCATGCACGCTGTTCTGGGTTTGTATAATTCTTTCCCAGACATTTCACGTACATCTTTCAGAAACACTGAAGCATTTGGCCTTGGTTCATTTAGTCTGTGCGGGTGAGCTTTCAGTTGCTTCATTGCCGATTTTATGCTGATACCGTCGCGGTAATGTCCCATATCGGCGCAACCAAGGATGAAATCTGACTGTTCTTTTTTAACAATCAGATGCTTATTGAAGTACCCAACAAATTGCTTGGCTTTAGATGGTGGCAAAGTCAACACAAAATGCACAACATTCTTTTTTGTCGCACAAAGTTGATTAATTGAACCACCAAAAACTTTAGAGATAAGTTCAACGCCTTCTGAATCATAATCAGAAGCGGATATTTCCGCCGCAAATTGTACAGCATTACGGTCTTTCGGAAGACGAACTGAAAAACACCCATCTCCATCGAAATATCCCGCAAGCCATTGGCGTGTAGGGAAATTTGGTAACGGATAAGATTTGATTTTACGGTGCATTTTGAAATACTCCGTCCCTTCTTTTCTATCCATAACTTTTCCATTCATCTCTAAAGCTATTCCAGCAATATGTCTTTTTACTACTAGGTGCTTCTGAATCCTGCTTAAAGTCATTTCAGCATCTTTCCCCGATAGTATCAAATGTGTGCAATAACACTTGCCATTCATAAACCGGGTACTAATCCTACCGCCGACAACTTCTTGGATTCGATATAACACTTCATCCTTTTCTTCCAACTGAGCAAATTTTAAGACAACATGGGCTTTTCTTAAAGGAGATTCGAAATTTCTTTTGATTTCTTTCCACTCCATTGTAATACACCCATCTGAATCTAAAAAACCTGCTATGTATTTATCGCCAAGCCTTGACATTTACTGTCTGCTCCTTGGTTTTTGCTCTTCCCTCTGGTTACTTTCGCTCCCAGTTATTTAGAACCAATTTATCTTCACCAACAGTTAGATAGTGACATTTGCGGCGCACACTGCATCGTAAAATTTATCCCGATAAATTCGGGAAAAAAGTTCAGGTATACGCCCATCGCCGGTTTGCTGAGTATAATCCACAGCCCCAGGGACACCTGCAATCAAACCAGCAAAGCCAAGCATGGCAAAGGCGTTGTGGCCTGTAAAATGCGCGATAATCGCACATAAAATAACTAGGGCGAATACTCCCCATTTCGAGTTAATAGAGTTTTTCATCGTAAGGCTCCTTTATCCACGGACCCTTCCTTCCAAAATTGCGTCTTGTATATCGTTTTCGACAGCATCAATTTGAGCAGGCGTTGCTTTAAGTTTCCCGGCTTTCTTCAATGCGTCAAATCGGTCTATTTCCGCTCTGGTATAGGTCCGCTTTTCGGTTTTTGGTTTGGGCGGAGGACTTCCCCCGCCAGTTTTGCCCGGTTCGGGTATCAGTTCATCTTTCCCGCCATCGGATGCCGCCGGAGCCGCACCTTCAGATGCCTTGAAAAGATTGAATATTTCCGCAACTTTGACGGCATTGCCTCTTTCATGGTAAGCCTTTATCGCATCGTCGTAGGTCATGTCAGTTCCAGGGATAGGCTTATCCAAGAACGCGGTATATTTCGGGTCTTGAGGCGTTTTGTCGTCGCCGTTGATTTTGCGCCATTCAGGGCAGAGACTATCGAGAGCCGCATAGTAGCTTCGTGTCGCTATCGCTGTTTGACCTGCTTCCAAATGCCCTGCTTTTTCGCTGGTAGCTTTCACTTGTCCAGTTACATCGTTCAGGGTCGATTCAAGAGAATCAATTTTTTGCTGAAGAGACAGATTGAGTTCGTATAACTTCGCGCCCCCCTCACCGTAATCATCCACCAATTTTGCATGGTCGATTTCGGGGATCGCAGGGAGGACCGGAGCCGCCGGTTTCTTTTTCGCTTCTGCAAGTTCGGCTTTTACTTCGTCAAGTTGCTTTTGAAGTTCGGCCATGCCGGTCTTGTTGAAATTGCCAAAGGTGGACTCAAATCTCGCTTGAAGTTTTTGCAGATCGGTTTTGAGTTGTGCATTTTCAGCGAGCAATGCCGCGTCGCCAGTAGCCGCAGGGGTTTCAGTTTTTCCTTGGGCCCCAACATCAATGCCGCTTGCAGGAGCAGTGGTTTCGACACTGGAAGAAAAGATGTCCTCAATACTGGTTGCCGTAAGAGGTTCTTTCTCCTTTGCTAACCTTTCTGCTTCCTTTTGCTCATTTTCCAACCGGATTTTTTCGAGTTCCGCTTCAGCTTCTTCTGCCTCTTTCCTGATTGAATCTCTGTCTGTTCCGAATGCCATTTGTTACCTCCTGGGTGTCTTAAAGACTCTCCCATGTTTAGTTTTGAGGTGCTTATAAAGCTGTCCTCTTTATGGGTGCGATGCCGCTATCCCTTTGTTCTCTTTGCTTCAATACTTCGGGTGCCGCTTCTATAAATTCAATAATTTCCATGAGCAGCTGAGCCTTGCCTTGTCCTCTCACCCCCTCTTCTCCTGATAATATTACATTCGTCCGGAGTTGGTCCTCGAGCGAATCATTGAGCCACTTTATGAGTTCTTCATTCTCAATAGCCCTTGCCAACGCAAAATTTAAACTTTTATCAGGTCGTATCATATAGCCTTCTGTTGTTCTCCGCCTGCTGGATGACCTGAAGCGTCGAGAGTTTTGCCTTGTTCCGCCGGAGGTTGTTCACCCGGAGGAGTCCCGCCTATTGGCGGATTTGGTGATTTTTCAATAGCTTCGAGATTAGGTAAAAGTTGCTTGACATTCCATCCTAATCCTTTAGCCGCTTCGCCCATGCCATAGGCTATGCCTTTCTTTCCTGCTGTTTCTGCCATCAATTCGTTACGAGAAATTCTATCAATAAACTCCATTTGCCGCTGAGCAAGTTGTTCACGCGCCGACTGAGACTTGGTTGACCTGGCAACAACGCGAGTTGACGCCTTAATAGACGGATCATCGACATTCAGCATGTTCCAGTCGAATAATTTTTTGA